CGCGTGTCTACGCAGCCGTCAGGTTGCAGGTACGTAGTTTTTATCTACTTCTCGGTAGTCGGCCAGAGGCCTCCCTGCTGGGTTACTGAGGCGCACCACCTTGGTGATGAGGTCCTAAAAGCAAGCCAGTACGGCTTACTCGCACCAGCACTTAGGCCAGTTCGCCCCCTAACGGACTCGGCTAGATGGTGATAGTTTTTATCAACATTGCGGTTGTCGCGCAAGCGCTCCCATCTTAACCTAGGAAGGGTTACAAAGGTGTACAGCACGTATGGACGCACGCAGAGCACCACCACACGGATGGGTCATACGCTATCCACGGGTGATCGTGGTCCTGCACTCTTACCTCACCTTGACCTTTGGCCCGAAACCATGCGATCATAGACGCGGCATCGTTATAATGCCTTACGAATCTTGAGTACTGGACTGGTCTGCGAGAGGGTCGTCGGCCGCGGCCCCTTGGGGCTGTACCTCCCTAACCGTCCTCACAAACTTCAGTACGGGACGCAGAAGCTCTGCGCCTCCCTCGGGCACCCAGACGAGGTCTGGGCTCACTTTACTGCGCTGCCTGTCGTAAAGCCAGGTCTTCACCCGGGGATCCCGGCGCCAGTGATAACGTAGAAGCCTACCTAGACCTCTCACGCTCACCTTTAGGCGCCTCGCATGGACCCCTAGGAAACCTAGGCTCCTGTATCCATACAACGGTGGCTCCACAATTAGTCGCCCACCGTCCACCCCACCATGCTGCCACGCGTATTCGTAACAGTGGTCTCCCCACTCAGCCGAGTACTTAGCCCTCATGGCTTTTGATATGACCCTACCTGGCACCTGTAACCAACCTTTAGTCACAGGGACTCTAGCACGAGTTCCTTCCAAGTAGGCTCGACGCGGTTTGTCATACTGCGCCGGCACCCTGAGGTAATATACCTCCTGATCCAGGGCCCCTCCATAGGCCAGGGCATCATACGTAACTCGAATCCCCAGGGCCCGATTTAACGAGCATCCTAATTGCGAAACCGCCTTCCGGTGATAACGCAGGATATGGCCCCTAACCATTCCCTTCCTGTACCCTATCATCCCCTTACAGGATGAGGCTAACCTCGCGGCTAGTTGCCTCCCTGCACCAGGCTGTAGACTTGCGTAAATGGACTTCGCTCGTACAACCGGCACAAGGCTGGGTTTCCGTCCGGTGCGAGCTTGGAAGAAGCAAGAGTTCACCGAGAAGAACCTCGGGTGAACAATGGTCTTCCCCCGTGAGAGGGTAAGACCCGCATCAGACACAATCTGCATCCAGTGGTTAGCCTCCTCAGGCGTAGCCCTGAATACAATATCGTCCCCGTTAATTCGGAGAGGTACTGTGCGCCTAATGGCATACTTAAATGCCAGGTAGTTAGTAATACACAGCAGGGGGAAGGAGAGCAGGTTGCCCATCAACTGTCCGGCAACCTGCGGGTATGAAACACCCTTGTACTTGAGTGTCCCACTAAGCGACGAAAGAGCCAATTTTTGTATTGGCTCTGGGATGTAGGAGGATCTTAAGATCAGCTCCAATATGAATTCAGAATGAAGACGGTTGAAGTTGTCCGTCGCAGCTTCATAGTCCCCACTTACGAATACCTCGCCCTCGACTCGCCCGAACTCTGCGAAAGAGTTCGCTGTGGCCTCCCCCTTTAGCAGCCATTTCCGACGGGAAATGCAACTGTAAAGGAGGTGATGGAGCGGCCCGAGCACCGCCTGAGTCGCCGAGGAAATGGTGACGATACGTAGTTTACCGTCTTGATCCAGAACCTTTATATGACGTTCATCAGGCAGCACAACGGCCCTGCCGGTTAAGCATGCGGTCACAAAAGCTTCGCTCGACATCTTTGAGCGAAGCTCTTCGCGCACTCCACCACGCTTTCTATTGCGCTCTGTACTAGCCCCAATAGATGGGATACTACGACTACAGAATCCTACGTACCCACTGTCCCACCCCCTAGGGAACAAATGAGGCAGCTCTTGAGCCGCAAAACGTAGGAAGGGCTCATTCAGGGTTTGGTGACGCCCCATCTTAGAGATATAGCCAGGTACGGGGTCATCCCCGGCAGGCGTCGGCATAACTTTACGGAAAAGGAACAGGGAACCCGCTAGACCAACGTCGTCACGGGTGCAGTTCCTAGAAA